AGTACACAATAAACTTACAGCCATAGGATGCGATAACAGAGGAGAATGGTTCAAGCTCTCTTTAAATAAAATTAAAACTATTATAAAGGATATGCCCAATGAGTCTTAATACTATAGTACCTGACATCTACAAACACCTTGAAGGACTATCAGACGGTAAGCCTTTGCCGCTAACAGAAGAAGATATTGACAACACTCTTGTTGGAATTAAAGAAGCCCTGATGTCTTGGGCAGTTCCTTCTGATCGTAACAAAGACTTCACGGTTCGTATGTCTAATGTAGGAAAACCATCGCGTCAGTTGTGGTATGAGAAGCGTGACCCTGCGGGGCGTGGCGGTATTGATGGGCCAACGCAAATCAAGTTTCTGTACGGCCACTTGCTTGAAGAGATTGTGTTGATGCTTGTGCGGATGTCCGGCCACAAAGTAACAGACGAGCAAAAAGAAGTTGAAGTTAAAGGCATCGTGGGCCACATGGACTGTAAGATAAATGGCGAAGTGGTGGATGTTAAGACCGCATCTCGCTTTGCGTTTAACAAGTTCAAGGACGGACGCTTATCACAAGACGATCCCTTCGGATACCTTGGTCAGCTTGCGGGATACGAGGCGGCAGAGGGTACTGACAATGGCGGGTTCTTGGTGTTGAACAAAGAGAGCGGTGAGTTGTGTATGTACGTGCCTGACGATCTTGATAAGCCCAACATTAAAACCTCTATTAGTCAGCTATTACCTGCATTAGAGCTTGACGTACCCCCAGAATTATGTTATACTCCCATACCTGATGGCAAGAAAGGCAACATGAAACTTCCAAAGGGTTGTAGTTGGTGTAAGTACAAGCACGAATGCTACAAAGATGCTAACGATGGACAGGGTTTACGTACCTTTAAATACTCAAACGGACTCGCATACTTGACAGAAGTTGTAGTCGAACCTAAAGTAGAGGAACTACTAGTATGAATGGCAAGAAAGCTAAGCGGATTAGGAAGCACTCAGGCGTTATTATAGTTGATTGGTTACGCTCATTACTCAGCGAAGAAGAAGGACAGGGCGTTACTGTTGATAACTATAAAAACTTTATGCCTGAGCAGACTCACTACATGGCGCAAAGAACTATGCATCTTAACGCCTATCATCCTAAGTGGGTCTGCAACAAGATAACTAAGATTATTAAATCAAACCCTCATCGCGTAATAGAAACTATCACACTAGGAGAAGTAAAATGAACATTGAACAGATGATCATAGCTACAGGAAGTTTTTTATTCAACAGTGATAAGTCTATTACAGATATAGACAACGAGTTTCTAGAAGACTTGCGGCTCTTGATAGATGCAGAACTAGAGCGCAGACAGGCTGTGATCCATTGAATAAGATTAAGAAGGGCTACCGCAAACAACGAGTCAAGCGTCCTGTAGAAAAAGACTTAGTTAAGGGTTACGACTCTAACTGGGAGTATGAACTACATTCAGGTATCCTTGATGGTTGGAGTTTCCACACCGACAAAGTTCCTTACACCGTTGAGCATAACTATCATCCAGACTTTATCCGCGAGGTTGAGGGCAAGAAGATTCTGCTTGAAGCTAAGGGTAGGTTCTGGGACTACGCAGAGTTTAGCAAGTACATCTGGATTAGTAAGACACTGCCCGAAGATACAGAGTTAGTGTTTCTGTTTGCGAATCCAAGTGCGCCAATGCCGCAAGCCAAACGTAGAAAAGACGGCACTAAAAGAAGCCACGGTGAGTGGGCAAGTGCTAACAACTTCAGGTGGTTTAGCGAAGACACCATCCCTGATAGTTGGATTAACCCCAAGAAGAGGGAGAGTTTTGACTGACTTCAATAGAAAAGACGAGAGGCGCGATAGGTTTTTAAGAAAGAAGAAGTTCAAGAAGATTAGTTCTTCTTCTAAATTAAAAGATACTAGGCGCAAAGAACCTACAATTAACTTATACGAAGAGATAGCACATGAAAAGATTAAATGATGCAACACCCGCAGATTGGGATAGAGTAGCTAAAGAACATCCTGCACTTGAGCCTTACAAGCCTTACGTTGATATGGCTATGCAAGAAGCACATACACTAAGTGAAGATGTTGTCAACAATCCAAAGCACTACAACACTGGCAACATTGAATGCATTGAAGCCATTGAAGAGTCTATGTCTAGCGTAGCTTTCAAAGGGTATCTCAAGGGTAACTGTATGAAATACCTTTGGCGCTACGACTATAAAGGCAAGCAAGTAGAGGACTTAAATAAGGCTACGTGGTACTTAAATAAACTAACAACAATCGTCACCAAGGAGAACACTTAATGGATCAGTACCAAGAATTTATACACAAGTCACGCTACGCACGTTGGATACCTGAACATAATCGAAGAGAGACATGGGCAGAGACAGTGTATCGCTACGTACAGTTCTGGAGAGATCGTGAACAGATTACAGTATCTGAAGGACAGAAATTATACGATGCAATATACAATCTAGAGGTTATGCCTAGCATGAGATGCATGATGACAGCAGGGGAAGCACTCGACAAAGATAATGTTGCAGGGTTTAACTGTAGTTATCTGCACATAGATTCACCGCGATCCTTTGATGAGTTGATGTATGTTCTTATGTGTGGCACAGGTGTAGGGTTTAGCGTTGAGCGTAACTTCATAAACAAACTACCTGAGATTGCAGAAACATTCCATGCTACTGACAGCGTTATTGTCGTTAGTGACAGCAAGATCGGTTGGGCTTCTGCGTTCCGCGAGTTGATTGCTATGCTGTACGCAGGGAAGATTCCTAAGTGGGATATGCACAACGTCCGTCCCGCAGGCGCAAGACTTAAAACCTTTGGTGGACGCGCATCTGGCCCAGAACCCCTAGTAGATTTATTTAATTTTTGTGTTGGTGTTTTCTCAAAAGCCGCAGGCCGTAAGTTAACCTCTATTGAGTGTCATGATGTTGTCTGTAAGATAGCAGACATCGTTGTTGTTGGTGGTGTAAGGCGTTCAGCACTAATAAGTTTATCTAATCTATCCGATCCACGTATGGCTAAAGCTAAGTCAGGAGATTGGTGGAGAAACGAGGGACACCGTAGACTTGCTAACAACAGCGTAGCGTACACAGAGAAGCCTGACTTTGAGTCTTTCCTGTCTGAGATGCAGAACATGTATGAGTCTAAGGCGGGTGAGCGCGGAATCTTCAGTCGCATAGCGGCACAGAAAGTTGCAAGCAAGAACGGACGTAGGGATGCTGAGCAGGACTTTGGTACTAATCCTTGCAGTGAAATCATATTACGCAGTAATCAGTTCTGCAATTTATCGGAAGTGGTTGTCAGGTCTGAAGATACTTTAGAGACTTTGAAATCTAAAATAGAAGTAGCCGCGATGATCGGAACATTACAGGCTACGCTTACAGACTTCCGATACTTGCGTAAAGTGTGGCAACGCAATACAGAAGAAGAGGCTTTGTTGGGTGTGAGTCTTACAGGGATTATGGATCATAAGGTGCTAGGCTCGTCTACTGACAAGCTTTCTGAATGGCTAGAGGAGATGAAGGGTGTTGCGGTTAAAACTAATAAAGCTTGGGCAAAGAAGTTGGGAATTAATCAATCAGCGGCTATTACTTGCGTTAAGCCTAGTGGCACGGTGTCTCAGCTTGTTGATAGTGCCAGTGGCATTCATCCTCGTTTTTCTAAGCATTACATTAGACGAGTACGCTCAGATGCGAAAGACCCCCTCGCGCAATACATGTCAACAGCGGGATTCCCTGTCGAACAAGATGTAATGAGTCCTGCATCCCTTGTGTTTAGTTTCCCTGTGAAGTCTCCTAAGACTAGTACAACAGTTAAACAAGTAGGGGCTATGGAACAGTTAGCGTTGTGGAAAGCGTATCAGAATCATTGGTGCGAACATAAACCAAGCATAACCGTTTACTACACAGACGATGAGTTCTTGCAGGTATCTCAATGGATATGGGAAAACTTTGATTTGTGTAGCGGTATTAGCTTGTTGCCGTACAGCGACCACGTATATCAGCAAGCCCCCTATGAAGAGATAGACGCAAATCAATATAAGGAGTTAGTGAAAGCTATGCCAAAAGACATTAACTGGAATGACCTTGAAAACTTTGAACAAGAAGATAACACAACAGGCTCACAAGAGTTGGCGTGTGTGGGCGGTGCTTGTGAAATTGTTTAAGAAAGGCAAGGAAGCCAATGTCTTAGGGTTTAAAATTCTTATTAACTGTGAAGGGGTTGTCGTGACAGAAATGTCCGGCATCCCTGAAGGTGATTTAAATAAGGTCTTTAGCGGTGACGAGTTGTTAATTATGAGAAACATTGTACAACTTACGAAACCAAAACTAGAGGCGCTTCATTCTTTTTTAGAAGATGAACTCAGCGCCCTTAATCATACTACCATTTAATTTTGTCAGTCCAATATGTGGCAGACATCTTGCCTTCTCATTCTGGATTTAAACCTTTTTCTAGAGTGGCAAGCCTTAACTTGAGGTTATGTATGTCATCTAAGAGTTCTTCACTTTTAGTTATTTGTTTATCGACAAGACCCGCTGTGTATTCAATTAGCATATCTTGCCGCGCATCAGCAGGGAGCGATCCTAATTCGCCTCTGGGCCATTTAATACGGAACTCAGAGTTAGACTCTATGTCCATCTGAGTTTTGTCTAAGGCATGTTCAAGGGTATTTAACCGCTCTTGTACAGAGAAGTACGCCATTGTAGATACTGATGTAAACGCAATCATTGCAATCAGATTTCTAAGCGGAATTGTTACCGCTGTGTCTTCAGATAATTCGGCCATCAGATCACCATTTCACGCGGTTAGCCCAATAGGCCGCGCTCATTTTGCCCTTGGCTATGTTCTTAGCATGACGAGCTTTGAAAGAGGCTCGTTTCTTTTTCATACGGTCAGATTCACCCGCCTTGGGTTTTCCTGCGGTGCTTGCCCCCTGTTCTCCAAACCTAATCGTCTTGATTTTGTCACCTTCTTTTGCCACGACAACATGGCTTTTCTTACTGTGCTTGGGGGTACGTTTCGGTTTATTGTATCCACTAACTCCTGCCCTCTCTAGTCTTGAATCTTTTTTCTTTTTAGCTTTGCCGCCCTTCTTGTAGTCTTCTCTCATCGTTTCTTTCCTTTATGTAGTCCATGCTTAGCGTGTTGTTTGCCTTTAGCTGTAGCTTCTCTTTTCTTTTTATTAGCCGCCGCAAGTTTCTTTCGGCCTGCCGCAGTTGATTTGAGTTTTTTTATAGCCTTAGCAGGCGCGTATACTTCGCCAGTTTTACCGCTAGGTTTTCCAGAAGGTGTACGCCACTTTTGCTTTGTCCATTTCTTTAAAGACTTTTGAGATTTTTTAAGTGCCATTATTTCTTATGAACCTTTTGTACTTTAAAATTAGCTTCAAGTGAAGCGCCCTTGTGCTTAACAAACTTGCCAGTGTGCTTCATTAGATTCATTGAGCCGTCTTTCTGCTTCATCCAGTGATGACCTTTAGGTGCTTTAACTTTCATTTGTACCCGCCTCCTTTAGCTTTGTATTCTTTAGCAAGCATTTGAGCCTTTCGTGCTGACCACTGTCCTGCTTTACCGCCCTTACTTCCCGCTTTAATTTTATTAAATAAGTTCTTACGCATTGTAGGCTTGGTATAGTTACCCGCCTTATTGACTGTTGATTTCTTTTTCTTCGTTGCAGGCATTAACTATTCCTCGCTACTGATTTTGTTTTTTCTACTGTACGCATTGCTCCTAGACCTAACATTCCCATTAAGACAGGCGTTAGTAAAGATGCATCAACCTCTGGCACAACAAACCATATGCCTAGTATTGGTGATAGGAGTGTGTTATATAAAAGAGCCATACAACAGCACCAACCGACTGCGGGTCGCCATCCAGAAACAAACAGGCTTTTGTGTTCGGCCTCAACTTTGTTTACTTCCAACTGACCCTTGGCAAGCTCTTGGGCATGGCGCTCTGCCATTGTACTTATTTCGTGTGCTAGTGCCGCCTTCTTGTCTTTATCTTCAATGAACTTATCTAGCAGTCCTGACACTGGCCCTATCAATGCTTCTAACATTGTTTAGCTCCTTAATACTGTTGCGATTAAATTAGTCGATCCAAAGAAGTGAGCTAAAGCCCACGCCAAAAAATACAATTACAAAAATTAAAGCCTTCCATTCTTCTTTGTCTCTATAATCAAAATTACTCATATACAATACTCATTCAAAAATTACAGTTTCTTTTGGGTCTACATACTTTGGTTTGCAAAAAGCCCTCACTGGTACGTCATATATTTTCCCAAATTTATTTTCGCCTGACCCCCTTACGCTTTGCAGGGTTATTGTTCTAGCAAAATAAACACAAGAGTTAATATTATTCCAGACTCCATACTCTTCAATGTTTTCAACAAAACCATCAGGAGTTAAAGTCTCTATCATTAATGCAAACACTAACGTCTTCATTTTATAACTCGTTCAGAATTATCTACCCAAGTTAAACGACAGATACAGTCTACTGCCTCATAGTGTTTGGAGGGTTTAGATAGCTCCTGACACATATATACGCAGTGATGTTTTTTTGCGTAGTAGCGTGTCTTACTTTCATCAATCTCTCCATTAGAGAAAAGAAAGATCAAAGCAAAAACCATTCTCACTGCTTAGCCAACAATGCTTGTACTAACGCAGAGATTTGATCGTTAGTCTTTTCTTGAATTTTTTCTTGACGAGCCAATGACTCTACAATTGCATCAACTTTTGTTTCGGTGACAGCTTGAGCCTGACCGTTCTCTTGAGCCTTCTTAGCTGTTTCTTTGACAATGACTTCAATACGTTTAACTTCAGTAGTAGTACTTTCAGCATTGGCTTGTGCCGCGCCATAAGAGATAGCACCTACAAACAAACTGACTACTAGCGGAATGGCCCACGTTGGAATTACAATACCTTTCTCTGACATTTTTTATATCTCCTAGTTTAAAATTAATAGCACCAAAGTACTGGTTTAAAATCATCTCGCAAATCTACGTGTACAAAACCTTTAGCAACCCCTATGCCTACAAAGCCTAATGCACAAGCATGACGAACTATCTGCATTCTTTGTCTTCCACCATTGACGGCTATGTCTGCGGCAATACCACGCGCATGAGTGCCTGCAACTTTTTTGCGCTTCTCTATGCTGTGATTAGGGCTTCGGTAGCCGCTAGTCACATAGAACGGAAAACCACACGCCTCCCGCAAGTGGTCTAGTTTGCGTATAAAACTTTCGTTCATTTCGTTCTCGCCAGTTTCTTGGCAATCAAAGTCTGAAAGTTTAAAGTATTTAAAATCGTCTTTCATTTATGCACAGTTCCTTTTTAGTTTGTTTAGTACTTTGCCGCCTTTGTTGAATTGTGGTAGTCCGCGTTGAATATCATTCTTCCACTCTTCGGTTATTTTTATGCTAGGAACTTCTACAATTTCATCGCCTTGTAAAACTTCTATCATCTTTACTTTTTGACCGTACTTAGCGCCAAACTTATTTAGTATTTTAATGTAGTCTCTGTCGTAACGCTTGTAGAAACCACTAGGGTCTTCAATAGCTTTAGCATATCGGTCTACTTGTTGTTGTCCTGTAGTCATAGCAAGAGTGTCGTAGTCTTTTTCAGCCGCCTCTATTAGAGCGCGTTTAATTCCTAATTGCGCCCACCCAGAACCTTTGCGTTGTTTAAAGGGCATTTCAGGAACTTGTTTTTCATTTAAAACTCCTGAAGTATTAGCATCGTTTAATAATTCTAATCGTTCTTCTGTTAAACGAAACATTTCAGATTTTAACTGAGTTATTTTTTGGTGGTCTGTATTAGTTTTAAACTTTTTTGAATTAGCTTCAACTAACTTTCCTTCAATTTCTTTTTGTTTTTCAACTATTGCTATTCTGCGTTTCTCTAGTTGAGCTTTTAAATTTTGTTGTTTTTTACTCATGTACCCAAACTTACTACCTGCTTTGTGTACATCGCTTTGAAGTTCGTCAAGCAATAAAACTTCTTTGCCATCAGCAGTTACAATATCTGCAAGGCGCACATGAGCTACTACATTTTCTTGATTAGGGAAATGCTCTGTAGTATAAACATCTTTTCCGCTTTGTTTACTTTTTGGCAAGCTTAATGTAATTTCTCTATAGTCTTGAGTGTCAGGCCCCTCCCAAGAATATTCTTTGTGTTCAGTTATAGGAATAAACTCGCTTTCTAAATCTATATCATCAGCAACATCTTCAAGAAAATCATCAACAGGAACATCATCATCATCTATGCCTGCATACATATCTTCTTCGTCAAACTTTGAAGGTCTTCCTGTGCGCGACTCAACATCTAAACGATTAACATTTAAATAACCCACTACCTCTTCTTTAGTGACTTTGGGCTTACCCGCAAATTCGTCACTAAAACCTGTAAACTCTAGCTCATCTTCTGTTACGCCATTTTTCTTTAACAGGCTAATAAACTGATCGCCTGAACCTTTGTTTTGATTTAAGTCCATTGCTTTCTTTTCAGCCATGCTAAAGAATCCAGAGTCTCCTTTGGGTGAGAAAGCCTTTGAAGCTAGTTTAGTTATTCCTTTTACTGCGCCACCCAACACAAACCCTGACCGAATTATTTTCAGCGGGTCGTCTTCATCCATATAGGCTGATCCTGCTTCATAGTTATAAGGCAAGCCTGTAAGTTTGTTGACGCGCTCATCAGGCTCAGCGGGTGCATTGGGTACATTAACTTCGCCACCTTTGTTAAAAGTTGCTTTATAATCTTCTTCTATATTTAAAGCTTCTTTTAGTGCAGTGTCTGTTTTTCTTCCAAGCTTTCTCCAATCTTTCATTTTCTGCTTGCCGACTATGGCGTTTCCTAAAGAACTAAAAGGAACTTTTTGTTGTGCGGCTTGTACAGGCCCACGAGTCAGCAAAGTATTTAAATCACTAATAGCGGGGCCGCCTAAAGAAGTAGCTATAGTAGCACCAACACTTCTATTGTAATCTAAAGCTTTTTCACCTTTAATAGCTTGGTCAGCCGCTAAACCAAAGCCGCCCCAACGTGCGATAGCCGCTGTGTATATTTCTTCGGTTGATTTGTTTTTTTCGCTTTCTCCACGACTTCTAATCCAGTTGGTCATACGTGCAGTTTCTGTCATTATTAAAGCTGTTGAAGCTAATTTAAATCCATTTCTTGTTGGGTCTTTAACTAACCTTTGAAAGCCGCCTTTAAGCACAGTGTTTGTAAATGCCGCAGGATAGCCCATAAGCTGAAACAATATTGCTGTAGTAGGCTTAGCGTGTAGCATTGGCTTATTACCAGACATGCCAGTAGGGTGCAGAATAACTTGGTTTGTGTATCGTGCTGAGCCGTTAACAATATTTTGATAAAATTTATCACTGCGCTTAGCGCCATTTTTTATCCACTCAACGCCTTGCTCTGGGTTTATGTCTAGCTCGTTTAGTTCGCCCATAATGCTTTCTATTTTTTTAGTAGGCTTTAAACTGCCATGCTTAGCTATAGTATTTAAATTTTCTTCAATAAAGTTTTTACTCGCAACAAAAGAAACACGCTGTACAAACTTTGTCCACTGGTCTAGGAAAGTTAATCTAAAAAATTTATTACTCAGTGTTTGCATTTTTTCATTAATTAAATCACCGCCGCCTAAACGATGTGATGCATCTACAGGCGTGGCTGATTGCTCCATAGCAATACCTACACTTTGAAATTCTCTGTAAGCTTCTTTAGCAGTTAATCCATTGCGAGTTTGTAGATCAGAGTGAATATCTTTTGTAGCTTTTTTAAATCCTATTTCACTGGCCTCTACAAAAGCTTTAGCTGTATTTCTAAATCCTGCTCGACCTAAGTTAACCATTATTTCTGTTAAACTACTTACTGTTACGCCGCCTAATAACGCAACTCTAGTGGTTAAAGTATAAGCATCTGCAACATTTTGAATTTCAGGGCTATAACGAGTTAAGTTTTCTCCTGTCGCTGTGCGATAAAGGTCTACTATGTTCTGTTTATCTTTTTTGGTTAAAGGCTTCCCTGCTTTACGCATATCAGCATCTATGCCATTTACCCACCTATTTATAAATTGTTCTTCAGTTGAAACCCCAAGAGTTATTTTTTTAGCTAAGGCTTTACCTGCTTGAAAGTTATAGTCCATAATTGTTGTACGTACATCAGGATTTAAAAACTTAGCCACCAAAGAGTCGTCTGTTATTTTTTCAAAAGCACGAGTAGCAGAAAAGAAATGACCACTAGTCCCGCTAGACAGTTGATTTTCTTTGTCTAGCATTTCGGCCACAATGGCTTGTCCTTCTGTTAAGTCTTCAGCTTCTCCAACTTTTACAAGAATATCTACAAGCTCGTCTTGTCCTTCATCAATAGCTTTGCGATCCCACATTCTAGGAAAGTAGTTTTCTACATCGTGTTTTATTACGCCATATTTTTTTAGCTGTCTTCCAACTTTCCTAAACGTGTCCCTTATTTGCTTTCCTGCTGTATCTATTTCTGCAACACCAGAAGACCTTCCACGAACTGTTAAATTTAAAGCATCATTAACGCTATCTTCTACTTCGCCTGTAAGTTGGTGCATTGCTATAGGCTCAATGTTGTTAAAGTATTCAACATTTAAATCGCCTGTAATACGTGCGGCAGTTTCTGAAAAATCCATCCCTATAATATCTTTAGTGGTTTTATATCCTATACCAAACTGAAAATTAAATGCTTTTTGTAAGGTTTTAGCGTCGTTAGAATACTTTACATAGGGCGTAAGCAATCCTGCGGCCTTACCATAAGTCTTTCCTATTAAAGCAGTTGTCCCCTTCCAGATGCCGTGAGATGCTAAATATCTAATTTCTTTCCCTGTTGTTCCTCTTTCAACAGATTGAATAACAATATTTTCTATTTCTTCAACTGTTTGTTTGCCACCACCTGCGTCTTTAGCAAGGTTTTTAATGTTTATAGATATTGAACTTGAAGAGTCTTCTAAAATATCTGCTATAGTTGCGCCTGTAATATTTGGAGTTGATTCTATTAATTTCCCTAAGTCTACAATTACATTGTTTGCAGACATAGGAATACTTTCATCGGCTAGACTTTCTTCAAAGACTTTAATACCTTGGTCTTCAGGGACTTCTGAAACTACTTTAACATTTAAATCTTTTTCGTCTAAAGCTTTAGCAACTTTACTAGTGTTGCGACTTTGGAAAAGCTCCATGCCTTTTTTAAGTCCTGCTCCTGCCAACGCTCCTACAGCCGCTGTTGCATATGTTTGTGCTTTATCGTACTCTTCTTTTTGACCTGTCTCTATTTCTAAGTTTTGAAGCGCTACATCATCTGCACCGCCAAAAGCCGCTCCGTAAGCCGCAAAGCCTGTTTTAGTTGTAGGTTGTGAAGCTACTGCTACTTTTGCTAAAACTTTACTTAGTGCTGTTCTTGATCCTACTTGAGCCGCCGCTACTCCTGTACCGCCTTGGAATATTAAACTAGCTATAGCAGGAATAGTTTCTAAATTAGCTACAGCGTCTATACCATAGTCTTTAATAGCACTTGCCCACTCTCTCATTCCTGTCACTGAAACTTTTTCCCAGTTACCTTGAAGTCGTGTAAATGCTTTCTTTTCTTCTTGTGACCAATCGCCTGCTTCCGTAGCTAGGTTTACTTTTGTGCCAATACGCATTGTAAGGTCGCGCAGAAACTCAGCGGGGCCATCATCAGAATAGGCCGCTGTATCTAGTATTCCACTAGTATATGTTTTATTACGAGCAAGAGCATCCATGACTGTTTCATAGTCTTTAATTACTTGCGGATTAGTTTCAAAATCAGTAACAGTTTCTAAAGCGGCACTCCCTGAGTATGTTTTTTGAGGCTTTTCAGTTTGTAAATGCTGATTGTAGTACTGATGGAGATTTGAAAGCTCTGAACTTGGCTCAGCTTTTATTTTTTCTTGTGGTTTTATTTCTTGTTCGCCAGAAAACTCAGCATAATATTTATGTAGATTCGACATTAAAATTCTATCCCTTCATTAATTATTTTTAATCTGCGTATTCGCTAAAGCTTCTTTGCGTTCTTTCTTGGTTGTTATTAAATGACGAAAGCAGTGAAGCTAAACGCTCTTTAACTTTTTGCTCTCTTTCTTCTCTTAATTTTTTATCTTTTCTTCTTTGTCTTTCTCGTCTTTCTTTTGGTGTTTCATTGGGGTCAATTACTTCTGGCTCTTCGAGTAAAGAAGTTTGTTCTGGCTCTTGTTCAACTATTTCTTCTAGTTTTTTTAGTTCTTCTGGTTTTGCAGTAATGATTTTCTTTTTAACTATTTCTGTACTTCGCACTTGTGGAAACAATTCTTTATAAAGCTTATCAAATACAAGGAGTTTTCGCGGAGTCATTCCTTTAAAATCTTCTGGGCTTACTCTATCTTCAATTTCTTTTTTTAGTTGAGGTATTAGAAATTGAGGTACGTCATCTTTAGCTTCTAAAGTTTCAAGAGCTTTTAAAGCTATGAGAGAATTATAATGATCATCATTGCTTAATAAACTTTTTTCATTGTTGTAAGTTGTTTCTCTAAATCCAATAATACCAGTAGTATCTTTTGTAGCTTTTAAATTTTCAATACTCATTTGAATAGACCACTGTGTCGCAAAGTTAGAATTCCAACCTTCTACACTTTTAAACTTTGTATTGAGAGTCTTTGTTCCAATCGCAACTGATCCATAAAAGCTTTGATTAAAGGACTCTACGTCTTTGTCAGAAGGATCGTTAGTTCCTAGCCACTCTTCTTTATAAGCAAGAACTTCTTTTTGATCTTTTTCACTTGTAAGCTCTCTGTAAGTGGCATTTATAGCTCCTATGTCTTCTGAAGATATTTCTTGCGCGGATCGTAATAAACTTGCACCACTTATTTGAGCCGTTACAGGTTCACCAGTATCTAATCTATTTGTGCTTATTATTAGATCGTTACTTTTTAAATCATAAACAGACACTTCTTGCACATTGCCATAGTTATCTGGAAGTCTTGCCGTATAAGTTTCGCCGCGTGTTGGTTTGGCTTTAGGCAATGTTTCTCCTGCCGCTTTGAAACGCTCTCTAAACTCTTTAAGTTCCATGGCAGTATCTAAAGCATATTCAAAATTATTGGTTTGTTCGTAAATACTTCTGACATCATTAGTATCTACTTTGCCTTGGCTTTCTAAACCTTTTTCGCTTTCAATAGAATCTATTGCGGCTTGATTAGGTGTTCGTTCATCTTTACCTTCAATCAAATTAACAAAAGGAAGAGTAAAAAGTTGAGTCATATTCTGCGCTTTGCCTTTAAGCACAGCCTTCTTAAATGCTTCTTCGGGGTTAGCGCCCCACTTTTCTACATTAGCTGAAGCTTTTTCAAAATTAGCTTTTGCGTTTTCTTTCATCATCATCCCTAGCTCACTTGTATGTGCTTTCATAAAAGCGGCATAGTTTTGTGGACTAAGACTTGTTTTAAATGTATCGGTCATAAATTTTTGTTCTATTTGAGAAGCGGCCTTTAAGTCAAAATACGCATCTTGACCACCCTCATATGCGAGGCTCGTGTTCCAATCATTTAATACTTTATTGTTTTCTGCTACATTAGATTGTAATTTAGCATTACGCGCATAGAAGTTTTCGTTCTGCAAAAACTTTTCATTTTTATTTGCTAGTACTTGGTTGCCAATACTCATAGCGCCCTTAAATAAAAGACCTTGAAGTGCGTCTTTTCTTTGTTGTTTTTTCGCACGGTTACGAGCATCTCTTGCTTGAGCATCTTTTCGTTGCCTAACATCTGCAAGCAATGATGTTCCAAAATCTCTAATAGCCATGTTTTTAAACTCCTGTTGGTCTAGCCATAAGGCTATTGGGTTGTGCTTCTTCTTCTTTCTGTTCGGGTTCTTCAGGAAGATTTTCTAAAGACTTTTGTATTTCTGCACTAAACATTCCAGAAGGAACTGTTCCTGATGTCTTAGCTTTTTTAAGTCTTTTAAGTTTAGCATCAGTTAAGATAGTACCTAGTGTTAGTTCTTCGTCCATTTCATCGTCTTCTTCGCCCTGATATATGACCATATCTAAATCTTGTCTTTCAGCCAGTGCCATAATCATATATGTTGCAGGTTCAAATAGCATCATCATTAAGTCAGGATTCCACGTTCCTTGTTGAAACTCAGTAAACAATACTGCTTGAACTATATTCATAATTGGAACGCCTTGAGACACAGATTCCATTAAGTTTTTATATATTTCTGGCTCAATAAAAGATTCCCATAGATACTCAGAAGCTTCATGCACTGAAGTAAACCGTGGTGGCTTTTCATACGGTGCAGGATTTTCAGGATCGTTAGCCAGAGATTGTCCTGCTATTGGGCGCTTGCCGCTTGCCCTGTGTTTTTGAAATTCTTCTTCTACTGTTGCCATAGTTTTAAAACCTTTTTAAGCTGTTTGACCAAATTGAGACATATAGTTTCCGTACTGGAATGCTGTGTAACCATAAGGATTAGGGTTAAATCTAACCTGTTGTTCAAAGGCTCTAGCATCCATAATTTCTTGTGCGCCATACTGAGACTGAGGGCTTGCAAAACTATCCATGCTTGGAACGTATGCAACATTGCTGACATTCTGTACATTGTATTCTGGTTTTTCTGAGATTCCCAGTTCCTGCCCAACTCTAAGATTCATTTGTTTTTGAAGAGATTCTTCTGTTCCTTTAAATGCATAGCCTAAAGGATCATCAGCTATCTCTCCTGCTTTTTTAGTAATAGTGTCAGGTATATCTTTAATTCCTGTTTTAAAACGCTCTAATAAACTTGGCTCAGAAAAAACTCTTTCGCTTACTGGAGTTTGATAATTAGTAAGACCGTCTATAGCATACTCATCAAAAGAAAGACTTTGTGACTTGTCAGCCATGTTTTTAAATTGTGCATCTGCGTATTGTAAACTTCCTGCTTCATATTTGCTTGCATCATTTATCACACCCGCAGTGTCTTGAATAGTTGGGTCTAAGCTTGCAACTAAGTTAGTATCTCCTCTACCAATAGCTTGTTCAATGTTAGGATCAGCTATAAAGTCTGTTTGCCCGTATGCGCGAGAATCAACTTCGCTTTCAGCTACTGTTTTATTTATAGCTTCTGTAACTTTTGAAAAGTCTGTAGTTAAATTTTGAAATCTAGACTTTCCTCCAAAGCTTCTGCTAAAGGCGCTATCGCCGCCAGTAAAAAAAGTATCAGCCGCGTTTGTAAACATTTCGCCTTTCAGTCCTAGATTTTTACCTGCGGTTTTTGCAAAGTTTCCAAGAGTATCAGTTACGCCTTTAGTTACGTTGTTAAATACGTTACCCGCTTTGCTTACAGTATTGCCTACAAACTGCATAACTTTTCCTGCGGCTTGACCTACTGCGCCTAAAGCACCTCCTACAGTATTAGTAGCTAACGCGCCTGCTGTTCCCATAAAAGCGTTTCCAAGAGCCGCACCAATTCCCGGCAGTATAAACATCATAGCTACCTGACCTAGTATGCCTATCTTACCCATGAATTTTCCAAACTTTTTAAAGGCGCTCTTAATGCCCTTGCCAATTTTCTTAAATACTTTTTTAACGCCTTTAAATATTTTACTAAAGAATCCCATTATTTTTTACTCCCAGTATCTGTGCTATATCCTCCGCTACCGCCAGAAGAGCCACTGCTTCCAGTTCCTCCTGCCCCTCCTGTAGTTCCTCCATACGTCCGTCCAGTGCTTACGCCTCCAGTATATGTCTTAATTAAATTTAAGAGAGCTGAAGTACTTGTACTAGCGTCTTCTCCTGCTCCTGATTCATTTCCAATAGCTGTTGCAATTAATGTAGCTTCTCGTTGCTCGTTATTTTCATAAGCTTGACGAATGTAAGCGGCTTCATCGCGCAACTGTTGCCACATCTGAGTTTGATCAAGCGCCGAGATATTATAAGCATTCTGAACATTTTGCTGATTAGCCGCATTAGCCGCCGCAGTATCTACAGTGTTAGCTTGTCTGCGCCAGTTAATGTTTGATTGCTCTACAGCCTGTGCATTTGCCGCATTCCATTGATCACGTTGGTTATCAATAGAAGCATTAAACTTATTAATATCTGCTTCAAGCTGTGCAGTAAACTGATCAGCCTGTAAGAAGTTACCCGCTTCAATAGCCTCCATGCGATTAGCTTCAGTGACGTTGAAAGACTCCATAGCATTTCGCGCACTTGTATTAAACTGCCTCATGCTATTAGACTGACTAATCATAAACTGATCCATCTGGTTTTGAGATGTTGCGCCAAATTGCTTTGCGGCATTTGTAGCGGCCTGATCAGATAACAGTCTTTGTTGCTCTAGTTGCTGATCCATAACAATGCCTTGTTGCTCATTGCTAAGGTTAGCCATGTCCATAGTTAAGAAATTCTTAGCATTTTCTACAGACACACGAGTCCTTGCATCTGCATTAGCTAAGTCTACTTGCGTAAGGGCTGTTGCATTTTGCAGGGCTGTCTGCTGATCGGCACTAAACTTTGTAGCTGTCATGCTCTGCATAAACTTGCTGTTAGCGAGTTCCATTTGTTGCTCATTGCTCATTGCGGCTACATCAAGATTAGCGTTCATTTGAGCGTTAAACATTCCGGCGGCTTGCTCGTTGCTAAGATTTGCTAAGCCCATCTGCTGTGCAAGCTGTGCGTTGACTTGACCCGCTTGCATTTTCTTTTCATAGACTTGAAGCTGTTGAACATTCTCAGCAGACATAGAAGCCATATCAGCTTGACTTCTAGAACTTAAATTAGCAAGCTCAATCTTCTCTTCCATAGAAAGATTAGCCATATCAGCATTTTGTTTAAGCTGTTCGTTCTGCGACATAACCTGA